CAAGACGCCGAGAACAAAGACTATCAGAAGATCCTCGAGGATCATATCCTTAAGATCAATCACAAGTCTTTCTGTCAAGTAGTCGTGCTTGGTTCTGCGTCATTCGTGCCGTTCATGCAGCTCCCTGCTGGTCAGCGTCGTGAAGTTATCGAGGACCTGTTAGATCTGCAGATCTTCACTACCATGAACACTTTGCTCAAGGATAAGCTGGCGACTTCTATCGTCAGGTTAACCGAGCTCGATGCTCAGACGCGCGTGTTAGAAGAACGAATCAAGCTCATGAAAGTTCGTAGGTCTGAGATAGAACAGGCTAACACTCGCTTAGAAGAAGAGCGTCAAGAAAAGATCAGAGAACACATTCGCCGAGTGTTCGACATCGATACCGAGATCGAAAACATCAAGATAGAAGGCAAGCGCCTCTCTACTATGATTGAAGACAAGGATAAGGTCAAAGAGAAGCGTGAGAAGCTGATCGCTCTGCGAGCCCAGATCGAGTCTAGGATGAAGAGCTTTCAGAAGACTATCGACTTCTTCCATGATACCGAGACTTGTCCTACTTGCAATCAGGGCATCGATCATGACTTCAAGGAGAATACCGTTACTTCTAAGAAAGCTCAGCTGCAAGAACTGATCGATGGTATCGACAAGTTAGAAAATGAGAGAGCCAAGGTAGAGACTCGCCTCGAGCAGATCATGCAGACAGTGGATCAGATCTCGGATCTCAACACCAAGTGGACCATGTTCAGACACGAGCGTGATATCGTCGAGAAGCAACTCGAAGATCTGAAGAAAGAGACTGAAGTAGTCGAGTTCACTGACAATATCGAAGAGTCTGAGACTGAGCTCGATAAAGCTATCGATGACTACAACTCAGAAGTAGACGAGCGAGCCGTGATGACTGCCGCTGCATCTATTCTCAAAGATGGTGGTATCAAAGCTAAGATCATTAAGCAGTTCATTCCAATCATTAACAAGTTGATAAATAAATACCTCAGCGCGATGGATTTCTTCGTACAGTTCGAGCTCAATGAGCAATTCGAAGAATCTATCAAAAGCAGGTTCCGAGACGAGTTTAGTTACGCTTCGTTCTCAGAGGGCGAGAAGATGCGCATTAACCTAGCCATCCTTTTCACGTGGAGAGCCGTGGCTAAGATGCGTAACTCAATCAGCACCAATCTCTTGATCATGGATGAAGTGTTTGATAGCTCACTAGATAGTGGCGGCACTGAAGAGTTCATGAAGATCCTGACTAACTTGACACAGGATACCAACACGTTCATCATCTCTCACAAAGGTGATCAGCTCTTCGATAAGTTTGAGCGAGTCATCAAGTTTGAGAAGCATAAGAACTTCAGTAGGATTGCAGCATGAAGATGGAAGGATACGTGATCGTGCCTCCTCTCAGCCCCTGGGACGAGAAGCACAGAGAGAAGATCATCTTATACATGGCGTGTTGTACGTTTCATCCTAGTTCCTCACACGTCTGGAATCGATTCATGGGCATAGGTGCTTTAGATCCTGGCGAGAGAGCCAGACGAGTTCAATACTGGTTCGACAGAGGTTATCGAATCAAGAAAGCTACATTGGAGATTATCGATGATTGACCTAAAGAATCTGAAACTAATAATTGGCCAACAGCCCGTTCTAATGCAGCCGGCCGAGAAGTTCGACTTCGCTAATCCTCCATGCGATCCGTGGGATCTCGCTGAAGCGATGGTGAAGATCATGATTGACAGCAACGGCCTGGGTCTGTCGGCCTGCCAACTAGGATTGCCTTATTCGGTATTCGCCATGCGCGGCGAGCCGAATCACGTAATGTTCAACCCGAAGCTAGTAGACATATCTACTGGCACTATCGAGTTGGAAGAGGGATGCTTATCGTTTCCCGGAATGGTAGCCAAGATCACACGGCCTATTCACGTGAAGATTCGCTTCACCGGCCCAGATGGACAGACTACCACTAAGAAGTTCACCGGAATGAGCGCTAGGGTCATCCAACATGAGATGGACCATCTTAACGGCGTCTTGTTCTTCAATCACCTGCCGAGAGTCCAAAGAGATAGACTCTTCAAAAAAGCAAGCAAGGAAAAGACACATGCTAAATCGCAGGAACATTCTCTCAACAATTTCTTTAGGCCTCTTGAGTTTGCCGCTCTTGAACTCCAGAGCAAGCGTAGCAGGTAGCCGTCGAGGTCGGGGCGAGTGGACAGTGCCAGATGGTGTGAGTGTGGTCAAAGTTAAATTAGTAGATGACCAAAATAATGTTGTACTTCAGCGTGAAGTTGATGTAAAGTCAGGCTACAAATTCATGGTAGAAATAGCAAACTAATGAATATCTTTTTTGTTGATCCAAATCCAGTACGAGCGGCCGAGTCCTTGGTAGACAAGCACGTGGTCAAGATGATCCTCGAGTCAGCCCAATTGCTCTCGACGGCTCATCGCGTATTGGACGGCACTGAGATTACTGGCAAGTCTAAGACTGGTCGTAACGTCAAGCGCTGGATCTTAAATGATGATCGTGAGAATACGATTTACACCGCGACTCATGTCAACCACCCGTCCGCTATATGGACACGTACTTCTGTAGAGAATTACTGGTGGTTGACTGAGCACTTCGCCGGTCTACTCGACGAGTACACATATCGCTATGACAAAGTGCATGCATGCTACAAACTGTTGATGCCATTGCAGTCTCCTCCGCACAATCTCAAAGAATTCGACATGACTCCTATGCCTTCTGCAATGGCCGAAGAGTATC